AGAGCTTAAAACTTTATCTAGTACTTATGCATCAAGGCAAGAAGCAATAAAACTCAGCTTAATTTAACTAACCGCAAGCGGCTTTAAATAGCCACAAAACCAACTAATAAAGAGTACATACCATGATTAAATCAGCAATCGTATACCGTTTTAATAAGCCTTTTGTTTTTGATGCAGAAAACATTAACGCCGCGCTTAATGATTTTAAATTCATTCCTTGCGGATCTCAGGATATATCAAAATACGGCTTCACCCCGCCAGCTAAAAAGCTAAGTGAAAATCTTTGTTATAGTGTTAACGATATCTTAATGGTAACAACAACAAAAGAAGAGAAGATTATTCCGGCTGGATATTTAAAAGAGATGGTGGATAAAATTGTTGGTGAAACAGAGTTTTCTGAAGGGCGTAAATTACCGAGAAAAGAAAAGGACGCAATTAAGGATGATGTAATAACCACCTTATTACCGCGTGCATTTACCAAGAAAACAAGTTTAGATTTTTATTTTTTAAATATGGATTTTGGTCAGGTAATTATTGCAGATACAACAAGCTATTCAAGAGCTGAAGAAGGGCTTGCATTAATCCGAAAGGCTTTTGGTTCACTTCCTATTGTTCCACTGTCAATGAGGAACCAAGTTGACCAAACAATTACCAGCTTAGCAAAAGAAAACAAGCATTTACCGTCATTTGAATTCGAGGGTTTTTATCTTCTAAGCTCGGAATCAACAAACGGATCATCAGCTAAGATGACAGACTTTGAAAGCGACTCTGAAGAGTTGGCTTTACATCTTGAGAATGGCAAGCTTATTTCTGAATGCTCACTTTCTTACGGACAATCAATGTATTTTAAATTGTCTAGTGAAATGATATTCAAGTCAATTGGGTTTTCTGATGAATTCAAGGCTGGTAATGATGAATTAGGATATGAAGATTTACTTGCCAGATTTGACGCAGATCTTACCTTGGTAATGGGCGAGTTTAAAGCAATGCTTAATCATTTAGTTTATGAACTTGGCGGTATTGATAGAGGTGAATTATGATGACCGGACCATTTAAAGACAAGGAAAACGCAGAAGTTAAAACCCCCAACAAAGGAAAAAAGCGCGGACCAAAAAATGAAGGTTTGATCATGATAACAAGTAACATGATTGAGTATAGAAACTTGATGCGCAGAGGTATCGACACCTCAGTTAAGATCGCAAAGTATACTGATGATTGTATTCCGGCAGTATCAAAAGTTCTCGAAAGAATGATTAAGATTGGCATGATCGAAAGAGTGGACATTTCAGATAACAAAAGAAAATTATTTAAGTACACTGTAAATAATAACTTTTCTGATGATGGAAATTCTGGAATTAAACCAATTTTCTAGTAACAAAAAGCCGCTATTAAGCGGCTTTTTTATTTAATGATTAGAAAGTTATTTTTTTCTATTTTCGGTATAACTTTTGTCGGCTTGCCAGTTGGCGAGAAAAGCATTTCTTTTCTATTTGATATCTGGCTAACGTGGCTTATGCGTATCATATCTGGGTTTAATTTTGTCCCGCCAATTAGCTCAAGCTGATCGTAAATATCATTTTTTATTAGAAACTTAACTATATCATTATTGGTTAATCTTCTATCAAGAAGTTTGCTTTTTGCTTGTCCAGCCTTAATTTTTACACTATTAAAAACTGGCTTACCTCTAAATGCTTCATGAAACGAGACAACTTTAATATTAACACCAAAGTGATCTACTAGCGGCTGAAGTATGTTTTTTGCTATCGCACTCATAACAACTAAACCGTAAGGTGTTATTGATTTATGGTCACTAGAAAGATCAGAGAGTTCAAATGATTCAATTTTCATTATTGTTTAATCTCCGCTTCTTTGCTCTTGGGCGCTCATATTTCATCTTGAAATATATCTCAAACGCAAACCTTAGCACCATTGATAAAACGCCAGCAATACCAGCTATATGAGCCCACGTTGCCCAATCTATAGAGCTGCTAGATTCAACGACTGTCATTTGCGCTCTTGCTAATACGTCCGGCGAAGTGCTAGCAATAACATTGACAACCTTATCCGCCGCGCTTTGGTTTATTACATCTTTTGCAATACTCCCTGTTGATAGGGACCCCACAGCTACAAACATTTTTGTTGTTGTTTCGTTTAGCATTTTGAGCCCGCCATTTTGCGATCCTTATGATCATTCTTATTAATGCTATTACTGCAATCAATAGGTAAATCATAACCTGATCTTTTGGAGTCATAAAGATGATTACCTTTTAGAATTTCTGTCAATACAGCAAGATTGACAAAGTGCGTAGCAATTGGATAGATAGTGTAAATCAAATTGCCATCAGTTCCAAATTCAAAAAAGGCTAAGATATTGATTATAATATCAAATGTTAATAGCATGTAAATTTGATTAGAACAGTTATTAAATTTTTTCAACTCAAGATTAATATGCTTATTTATAAAATAAAGCATAACTAAAAATGCAATTGAAAGTAAAGCAGGTCCGAAGTAAAACCACATATCAACATATAGTTTTGCAAAAAAGCATGACGATAAAATAAACAGTAAATAGGCGTGTGAAACAATTCTATTAAATTCATTGTGAGTTAATAAGATCACACCAACAGCAGCTATCGCATATAAGAGCGTCAAGGCTCCAAGATTTAACAGCGCAGTAAGTACGACCGATATTAACAATATAGTCAGCAAATCCGCTATAACTTCAAGCCTGATTTTCATTTATTTTTTTCTTTTGGTGGTTGATCCCCAGTTCCTTGGGTTGAAACTTCACCTTCATCTTCTGTTTTTTTAGAATCTTTATTGCATTTCAAATTAATCATACACCCGCCTTGTATTATTGTATCGGTAAGTCTGGTTCACCTTCAAACCATTCCCCAAAATAACTAAATCTACCTGTTCCGCCACCAGTATTGGTGATTTTAATCAAAAAAACCACATCTTTGTTAAGTATTCTTTCGCTGCCTTCAGGAATTGAATTGCCAACTCGCTGCCCTGTTGCTGTGCCTCCAAAATAATATTCCGGCTCGTCATCGATTGCAGATCCTTCTGACCCTCCAGTTAGATCAACATTTTTAAAAACCTGAACCGTTGTTTGTTGTGGATTTACAGTATTGAAGTTTGACGGCGCTACCTGATCGCCTTCATTACCAGCTAGTACTATTGGGTTTGAGAATATCTCTAAAGAAAACTCCTCACCAATATAACTAACGATTCTGCTTTTGAAGATAACTTTTTTTGATCCAGTTTTAAACAGTATATAAGCGCTCTCACCGGACGCAAGTGGGCCAAGCCCTCTTACCGCATCAACTAGCGGAAATGATTTTCTAATATAAAACTGAAGGCCTTTTTTTATATTTGACTCAGAATAAAATTGAACGTTTACGGCTCTACCTCCAGTTAGCGCGCCATCTGGTACATGTCCGTACACGTCGCCATCTTGGGCAGTTATCTCGCCTTTACCGCCAACGCTAATCGCATAAACCCCAGTAAATCCATCTTTTATTAATAGGCTTTTATAGGGTAAAACGGGTATTCCATCCCTGTTATTTTGACTTGGCTCTGAGCTTGTTACCTGAACAATAATAACCCAATTTGATTTATTTATTATTGTAAATCTACTTTTCCCTTGTATATCAAAAAGGCTAATTATGTCCATCCAGCTCTCATAGTTGAGGGTTTTGTCAGGTTTAGTATTTGACATATTAGCCGCCATTTGATTTTAATATAAATTATTATAACAAAAAAATAACAAAAAATAATTAATAAAAATTAAGAATTATCAGCAGTAAGCGATTGCGTCTTGCTGAATATATTAGCAATATTTGCTATCTCTCTCACCTCAATTGTTCCGGTTGCAATTTGAATCGTTCCGTTTGTAGTATTGTTCAAGAACCAGCTTGGGTTTAAGTTCAATGCAATCCAAACCTCTACAGCCGCGCCCGATGGCGTTGTATTCCCGCCAGTGATAGAAAATCTAGCTTCAAACTGACTTCCGATAGAACCGACTGGTGCACCATCAAACCAAGTTCCACTAGCACTTGATCCGGTTATTTCAACCGTATTTACTGTGCCATCAGAATTCAATTCAACGTTAGCTGAGCTTTGTGTACCGTTCCAAGTACCGGAAAGAACCCCGTTCCAATTTCCTGAAATGCTTGAGCTTGGAATTATTGAATTTGAAGATTGACTTGCTGATCCATCTGCGTTAGTGGCAGTTACATAACATGTAATATTATCGCCTATATCAGCCGCTTGCGTTTGGTATGTTGTGCCAGTCTCGCCGCTTATATTAACTCCGGCATTTCGCCATTGCTGAGAATACGTTATTGGCGCTAATCCGGTCCAAGTTCCTAAGCTAGTTAAAGTCAATGTACCGCCCACAGCGGAAGGCCCAGAGATAACTGGCGCAACCGTATTAACTGGCGGGTTAAATGGGGCTACAGCTGGCCAAAACTGCCTAATATTGCCGCTAGGATCTTTTATATAGCCTTCGATTACTTCTCTAACCACTCCGGCGCCATCTTTTACATGTAGTTCGGTTATTTCCCTAACTACTCCGACACTATCTTTAATATGTAATTCTTTAGCCATTTTTTCCGCCTAAGCGTAAATATAATAAACCGTGCCGACCGGATCGGCTACAGTGCTTGCAGGTAGCGAGGTTCCAACATATTTTCTTTTTTGGTCAAACTGCTGCGTTCTTAATGGCGTCATCGCCTTATCATTGACTAAGCCGCCTTCGGCGTTTGCTTGTGCCACTGGCTCAATAACTAAGTTAAGAAGCTTTGCATCGGTAGCCCCAGCAAGCGAGGTATTCACAGAGCCATTTAAGGAGGTTACTTTTGCGCCTAAAAAGTCTGGGCTTGTATCAAGCGAATCTGATTTAACCTTGTAAACACCAGTGCCAGATCCAGCAATAATAGCAATAGCTTGAGCTAGTTGATTTACTACTGCCGGATCTGGATCGAGGGTTAGTCCGGCAGTGGTTATACAGTTTTCTAACTCGCCTATATAGTTGTTAAACTCTTCAGCGCTTAATGTGTCGCCAACATTATCGACTTTAGTTGCAAAATCTAACATATACGATCCTTATGGGAATAATTTTGTGATTGCATCTTGATTTGTTTCAACGTAAAAATCAGCCGGATTTAATACGTTTATAACATTTACAAAACCTAAAAAAAGCTCGTTATCTTCAGGCGGTATCGTAGTTGTATTTTGATAAAATATCCTTACGTACCAGATAAAAGTTGAAGATTCAGCGCTATAAAATGGCAGTGGGAATTCTATTGGGAATTGAATTCTATTATCGCCATAATAGATCACAATATCAAATCCAAGCGCATTAGCTAGGCTTTCCCATTGCGGAACCGTGACCGTGCCGGACATCTTAGCAAACTTAATTAAAACATCATTTCTACGCTTTGCTAAGGAACCCAACCCGCTAAAGCTTGCATCCGGTATCCCTAGGCTTTCCTCCCACAATGATAGAGTTTGATCTGCTGCCGTAATATCAAAATCATTTAAAAGCTCGTTAAAGCTCTGCTCAACTCTTGAAAACTCTTTCGAAGTGCCCTTCACTAGCAAGTTTATTTTTGTGCCTTCAACAACCTTCGCATCAAAAGCCTTGCCTTCAGGTAAGTGAGCCGCGAGCATTTGCGCGCTTTCTTCAAATGTTGATGGCGTAAGATCTGGAAGGTCATCAAAATTAGACATAGGTTATAACCCCTAAAAATGCCATGCTAGCAGGTCCGTCCGGAATATCACCAACTGGTGAAGATAGTGAAAAAGATTCCACCCTAGCCCCAGTATCATCAACGGTATTTTGAATTGCTGCTCGATAGTTGTCTTGTGTTATTGGCTGTTCAAACTGAACTTCTTCAACAAAAAACTGACTTAAATTTGCAGCGATAGCACTTCTCATTAACGGGGTATCAGGCACTAAGCTAGTAAATAAAAAATTAATATATTGAGCGTCAACGGCTGGCTCGTTTACAAATAAATTGCTTGGGCTATTCCATGCGCCATAGATTGATAAAAGCGAACCTCTTACAGCCAGTATCTCATTAGCATCTGGGACCGGATCGGCGTCATTATCACGGAAAAAATAAACTGTTGTTTGGCCTATTCTTGGGGTTATAGGCTTTACATATACACGGGTAACACCATTAATTAATAATGATTGCTGCTCTATCTGCGCTGGGTTCCACAAGTTAACAGGGTTAGCCCTAGCGAACATAATTCTTGATCTATATGCGTCGACAGTTTCTTGGTCCGCTCCGCCGCTTATCCCAGATAGCTGAGTGTAAGCAATGCTAGATCCAACAACAGCAGAAAGTTTTGCGTTAGCTGGCACGTTCTGGCTAGATCCAGCCGTCAAGCTTGTAGCATTGGCAACGACACCATTAACTAAACTTTGAATGGTTCCTGTTGCTGCTGCTGGTATTGTGTCCACAACATCAAACGTAAAAGTATAATTATCGAAAACAGTAATGTTATTAAATGTTTTATTATATTCAGGCTCATTAGCGCCAGATATGGCAACTGAAATACCCGTCGCATAATTGTGCATGTTTGAGGTGATTACAGTTGCAGTTGTTCCAATTCTTGTTAAGGATGATACAGTCCCGATCAATTCAGTTGCCGTAACATCTGCACTTGTTTCAACAATAATAGACTGGTATCTATATTCGCTGTTAGCTGGGATAGTTTCGCCAACTGTGCCAGTAATTAAAATAGGGCCACTAGATCCGGTTGATGCTAAAGGGCTTAATCCTTCGTATGTCCCCCATCGCTTTAAATACTTACCGATTGCTGTTTGTGGGAAAAACTGTTCAACATATTGTTGCTGCGTCTTGTATAAATCAAGCGCTCTTGATGCGCTACTATAAACAAATACACGCGCCCAGCTTCTAGCAATAGTTGGATCTAGATCAGGCATTTCTCTAACTAAATCAGCTTCAGCTCTTGCTAAAAGCTGCTGAAGAGTTGGCGCACTTGTTACGGTTGTCATTGTGTAGCCCTTAATAAATCAAGTTGCCTTCTTACATCTGGCCCGCTTGTCGTGTTTATATCAATAAAAAGCCTAAATCCAACGCTATTAATTTCACCAGTTACAATAACAGAATTAGCGTAACGATCCCTAACTAACCAAGATAATGATTTTTGTGAATAGTCGATTGCTGCGTTAAGATTTTCGGTCGTTTTCCTTGATTGGCTAAGTAGCCACAATAAAGAACCAAAAGTCTCGTCTTGGATCACTGATGAAGCCGCCCATCCTTTAGCGTATATTGGATTATTAACCTGTTCAGAGCTTGCTCTTGCGTCCTGCAAAAGACTTACATCAATAGCAGTTTCAAGGCCTTGAACGCTATTAAATTGGCCATTACTAATGACTAAATCTAGCAATCCTCTAGATCCCTCTATTTCATAAAG